GTGCCATAGAAACAGCACCTAAGTCTTTGCCTGTACCTGCGGCAATATCAAGGGCTAAAGCTAAACCATCTTGTGACTTCTTAACATCGCCTGTGGCTGTAAGAAGGGTTCTAAACGCTGGGCGAAGGTTGTCATCAAGAACGCCAGTAGCGCGTTGCAAATCACCAATAAACTTCTCAACCTCAATGGAAGCAAAAGCGTTGCCTGTATTGGCTAAGGCTAACGCTAATGATCGTGCAGCCTTCTCATCAGCTGCGAATGCTTTGACTGACTGCTTACCAAATGCATATAACTTAGAAGCAGCAAACACTCCAGCAAGTTGCTTGCCTAGTTTTGCAACGCTTTTTTCTAACTTCTGTGTAGCAGTTTCTGCCTGCTTGAATGCTTTATTGCCGGTGTATTCGGCTGCAATATCAATTACTACATTAGCCATCAGCGAGTGCCTACCATTCGATTGAAAGTCTTGCCAGCATTATCTATGGCTTTAAGAACAGCCTTTGTAGCGTTGCCCTTGTCATTTTCCCAAGCCTTATAAATCAAGCGACCACGCTCTTTGCCTGATCCTGTAAGTGTTCCCATTGATTCAGCAAAGTTAGGGCGTGAAGAAGGCTTAGTACCTGGCGCTCTACGACCTGCTGTTTCATAGATAGCGCCTGCTGCCGAACGGTTACGAATCTGTGCTAATGCTGTAAAGCCTTTGCGATTAGGCTTTGATGGTGTTGTTTTGTAGCCAATGCCACGCTTGACGATTGAAGCGTTAAACACAGGAAACTTGCCACCTTCTCTAGCCCAGTTGCTTAACGGCGAGCTGGTGACAAATCCTCTAGCTTCTTTTACAACAGGTTTGAGAACACTAGCGATTTCTTTCTGTGTTTCTTTACCTAATTCTGGAGCGAAGTTACGAAGTGCCTTGCGAAGTTCAACGCCGCCTTTGACGGTTGCTGGCATCTCTAGCCTCCTTCGCTTCATCCTGTAGAACCTTAATTAGGTTCTTTAGCATTACATCATCTAGCTCTAATAATTGTTGTGGCGCGATCCCGAGTCTGACACTTAATTTAGCAATCAGATAGGTGATCGAGTCGCGCCCTAAGCCAAAGGGTCATCATCTAAGACCTCGACTGTTGTCAAGGTTTCAATGAATTGCTCTCCGAATGGCTTAACAGTTTCACCCGAACGGCGGATACATTCCCAGGCTAGCCAGAAGATATCGCTCTGCTTCTGGTCTTCGATAAACGCTTTGTGAAAGCCCTTCTTAGCGTAAATCTCAAAACCATACTGCACTAACGGAGTGATTGGGTATTCGCCAACTGATCCATCTGCCCTTGTTACTTTTAACTTTGCCATGCTTTGCCCCTTTGTTTAGTTGTTTAGAAAGTACCTGTTGTGGCTACTGCAACTGTTGAGTTAGCAGTAAATGTGATTGATTGTGTCCCAATATCGCCAACAGCACCATTGATGTCTGTTGTGTTATTGACTAGCAATGAAACTGTATAAAGTGGGTTTGTAGCAGATACTATTGTTCCCTTTGTCTGTAGGAATACGCAAGTTACTGTTGTTCCCCATGCAGCTTGAAGTGTTGCAAGGACATTTGCTGAGGCTGTGTCATTAAGGAAGTCAATTGTTACAGTTGAAACTTCCAGACCTTTTGTAAATTTTCTGGAGTTATCGCCCATTGCGCTGACTTCAATTTCCTCAAAGGATCTGTTTAAAGTTACTGCTGTTACATGGTCACTAAGATCAACTGTGTTAATCTTAACGCCTACATTATTGTTTAGAAATACAGCCATTAGGATTATTCCTCGTCTTTCTTAGTAGATGGTGGCTTTGGTGCTGATTGCTTTACCTGACCGATTTTAGCCAGGAATGCTTGATTTTCTTTTTCCCATTGTTCCATATCGGTCATGGTTTAGCTCCAAGTAGTTAGAACGGATAGTGACATCTCACAGGTAAGCAAGTCACCAGATGCTGCGTTCAGAACGCTTGGCTGGCTAATTGCTCCCACATTATAGGTCAATGCGGATGCTGCGAGTTTATTGAACACGCCCACTAGGGCTGTTTCAATTCCATTGAGATTGCCTTCATTATCAAATAGCGGCACAGTAATAATTATCTTAAAGTTCGCTGTAGGTGCAATGGTGTTGTGCTGGTTGTTATTTGGTTCTAAATATGGATCAGAAGGCGCAACGATTACTGAGTTAGCCAAGACTGTTGCAGGTGGGAAAGCAAAGACTTGCCACACCGCGTTATCAACTAAAGCAGTTGCAATCGTGGTTCTAAGAGTAGTGAGCGCAACTGGCATTATCCGACCATCGAACGCGGATCAAGTGCGTGAGCAATAAGTCCACGAACTCTAGCCAGGAGAGTGTTACCCATGCGATATGGGCTAGGAGTAAAGTCCGGCGATACACCGCCTGAGTTAGATACCTGACGAGCTTGCCAAATGTCTACTGAAATCATAAGTGCAGCTTCTTGAACTGCTGAATCGGCTGTCCAGTCTGTGTAAGTTCTTGAAGCAACTGTTCCAAAAGGTGCAATAGCGTGTTTAGGTTGTATTGTGCTGTGATTTGTAGCCATGCTAATAGAGTAATCGCTAACGGCTGTGAGCACTTTGCTTCCGTTATAGGAAGAACCTGAATTGGCAATAGTTACAGTTTGACCAACATAAAAGATTTCTTCAACAGGCTCATCGAAATAAAGAGTTCCTGTGCCAACAATGTTGCCATGAGCTACTGTGAAGTAAGTAGGACTCCATAGCATAGGAAGAATGACGGCATCAGCTGCGTCGCATACACTCTGTAAGGTCGAATCTTGATAAAGCGATCCTACCCCAAGTGCGCTGCGAAGTTCGCTAACTGTGCAAAGTGACATTCCATATCCTTTCTAAAGACTGGGAGTGGAGCAAGGGCTGCGCCCCACTCCCAGCGACTTAGGGTGTTACTTATGCCTTGTTGTTCTTGAATGCGCCAGCGCCAACCTTAGTTGCGATAGCACCAAAGCCGTAGTAACCGATTGTTACCTGACCTGTGGCTGTTGTTTCTGCGCGTAGGCGGAAAGTTGGTGACTCGTACCATGTGTAAGCATCTGGGTTCACAATAAGGATTGATCCGTCTGTGTCTGTGCCTGATGCTGTGTTAGGTGTTACATAGAGATTGAGTCCTGCAACATTACCTTGTAGTGCTGTAGGTGTAACTGCTCCGCCAGCGTTCTGTGGTTGTGAAGCTGTGTAGATTGGGCGACCAGAATCGTTAAGTGTCATAATGTTTGACCATTGTGATGTATTAACAATCATGTTACGAGCAAATGGGTTTGCTAGTCCAAGTGTTGCGTTATAGACAGAAGCTGCACCTCGAGCAACAACTCCGAGAAGTTCTGCTGCTGTTGGGTAAGTAACTGTTGTTGTTGCATCAAGTGATGCGCCTGAAATGATTGCTGCGTTTACTGCTGCATCTGTTGCCTTTGCGTAAGCTGCGCCCATGTTGCGAACAAGTTCATCAAAGAAGGCTGGAGATGTACGATCTAAAAGTTCAACAGAAAATGTCTGTTGTCCAGCGTACTTCTTAACAGTTACTGATAGGAAGTCTGATGTCATATCTGTATCTGAAAACGCATTACCTTGTGCTGTTTCTGCAACAGTTGGCACTGCTGTGATTTTTGGAATCTCGAATGTCATACCTGCATCTGGAAGAACTCCACGAGAAATTGCTTCGATTGATGGGCGGATTGTTGTTGCGAGTGGGTTAATAATTTCTGACAACTGGCGTGTTGGAACTAAGCCTGGGTTGTTTACTGTGCTATCTGCTGCAAGTAGGTATTGACGAGCTGACTCATCACCTAATGCTGCGCGGATTGATTGCTCTGCATACTTAGCAGTTGTTAGTTCAATGCGTGGCTCTGTGTAAGCCATTGCTGTTACAGTTGGGCGAGCAGCTTCAACCGCTGGTGCTTCAACTGGTGTTGCTTCGACTGCTGAAGTGGTTTGTTCCACGGGGGCTGTCTCGCTTTCTGTTGGTTGGATTGTTTCTTCTACGGCAGATTCTTCCGCCGCTATATCAGTAACTTGAGCAGACTTAAAGGCTGGCTCTGTTACTAAACTTACTTCGACCAGGCGAGCAGCGGATACATAAGTCACGCCGTCCTTGATCTTGGACTTTAAAACTTCAGCACCAATGCTGAGTCCTGATTGCAATCCTTCTTCTGCAAGGATTAAAGCTTCTGTGCCGCGTTGTGAACGGCTGATTGAAAACACAGCATCAATGGAGTTTTCTGTTTCGCTAAAACTTACTGCGCGACCTAAAGGCTTCTTAACATCGTGCTGGCTAAGCAACTTAATTGACTTAGCATCTGGAATCTCGATTGAGCCAGAAGCAAAGATTACTTTGCCATAGTTTGTTGATCCAGCTTCGACATTCAATGGCACAATTTTGCCAGAGATAGTTCTGCTGGCTGAATCTGCTGTGAGTTCAGCTGTGAGGGTTACGATTTGGTTCATTCCATACCGTTGCTTCCGTTAGGTGTTAGGTCTGTCATTTCCATAGCTTGTTCTGTTGTTATAAGTCCAAGCGATAGCAATTTTTCAATTACTGCTAATTCTTGCAATGGATCAACTGCTAAGAAATTTTTGTCAATGTCAAATTTTACAACATGTCCTCTTGGGGTAATGTCGTCCATGCTGAGTCTGTCCTGAACCGCACTGATGTAAGGTTGCAAGGATAGAAGAAGGAACTGTTTCCTCTCGTCCTGGACATTTGAGTAGGTCATACTGTTGTTCATTTCCGCGCTGACATAATAAGCAGGTACATTGCAAAGGCGAGCAATCTCTGTAGCAAGATTCTGAATCGCCTCGTTGTACATCATTTCTTTAGGTGAGAATGAGACTGGTGTATATTCCAAAGTAGATGTCAAATAAGCTGTTGAACGGTTATTGCGTGCGTTCTTCCATGCAGCTAGTAAACCTTGTACTTCTTTAGGATCAAGGTCTGCGCCATTGTTCTTAATATAGCCAGTAGCCATTGGAGTACCAGCGGCAATAGCTGCTGCTTTCTGCACATCGATGGCTGCGCGGATTGTTTGAACTCCCGTATTTAAGATTCCTGGGAGCAATGATTGGAAGGTAATGAGCGAGCCCAAACCATCCATGGGTAAAGTTATTCCGTCTATTGCGTAAGATTTTACAAAAGTGTTAGTGCTATCAAGTGTGATAGTTACGCGATTGTTAGCAATCCATTCAAAGCGTGATGGTCGTCCGTCCTCATTATAGACTTCGACCACTTTCCAGAAAGCTTGCGAATATAGGAGTAGCGACTCAATTGTGTAAGCAATCGTTACTGATCGTGGTTGTGAATATGAAGGTTGCTCTAACCAAACTGGTGAGCCAATTTCTTCATTCGTAGATTTGCGATATAACTCCATAGGAATTGCGCCAATAGTTCCCGCCAAAAGGTTTCTGCATCTTTGTAAGGCTGGTACAGAAAGAGCTTCTTCTCTAGAAACATACGCATATTGAAACGGCATTGCATAAGGCGAGTATTCGCCTAAGACTTGGGGTGCTGACTGTGCTTCGAGTAAAGGTTTAGTTTGTAGTCCGAATGTTTGCAGAAGGCGACCCATTTGGACATCTTACCATACTTTGTCTAATTCTTGACAATTTAGGTGTGGTGTGTCTAGGCAATAATTTGTGGCTTTGGAGCAGGCAACATCAATTTGGAAACACACATTGCCAATCCAATGGGTGCTGAAATATCGCCTGCCGATTTTCTCTTAATAATTCTCCAGGCAGAGTCATTGACCTTAGCTGCACAGTTATTCATCTGTTGGATCAATTCTGCTTGTCCATTGTGAACCACTCGATGATTGACCAATCCTTCAAGGAAATCGCCACAGGCTTTGTAGAACTGCTGGCCTGAAACATCTTCACACATAACGCCTGCTTGTAGGAGTCTGTCTGCAATAGTTTGAGTCGCGTACTTATCAAAGCAAACTAATCGGGGTTTGTAGATGTCGCACCAAGCTTTAATCGATGCAGCCATTTTTAATTCATCGATTGCCATCTGAGAACTGTAGGTTTCCAAGATTCCAATACCAATTCGACCATCTGGCAATAATTGACCTGCAACCAGTGATCCATTGCGCCTTGACGGACTTACATCAAATCCAAAGACTGTGTAAGCACCTACAGCCATTTCAAGTGTGTTATCTGATGTTTCTTCCAAGACTCCATGCGGCCAGGGTGATTGCAGGCTATCGATCCATTGGCAAAGGGTTTCGGTTCTAGTCTGCTCGATTGGGTTTGTTGCAATCGCTTCTTCTATTGATTCTTTAGTAATTATGTAATTCAAGGCTGGATTACTAGGAGCTACAGCATCGCGCCAGAACGCATCAGAAGTTATATCTATTTTGCAATACTGTGGTGCTGAATACTCATAATACCCAAAGGTTTCTGGCGGATAATCTTTTGCCCTTTCTACAAGGACATTAAGGACTTCTGAGAAATGATCGCCAGCATTGCTAGTTAAAAATGTCTGTGCATTGGCTCGCGCCCTAGTTACAGGAACAGCAGCTTTGTAACCTTCTGTGGAGATTTCGCGAATTTCATCGATCCATAAATAGTCGGCGGTTCTGCCGCGGGGACTTGAACTGTTATCGCTAATGACATCAAGTGTTGCACCATTAAGCAGTTCTATTCGTTCTCCGCCATTTGCATAACGGATTGCCTTTGTCATTGCTTTTAGCTCTGGAGTTGATTCAATAGTCCAAGCGATTTCACGGAATAGCATGAGCGATGTCGCTCTGTTAGCAGACATAATTAAAAGCTTCTTTTCGCCACCATAGAACATGCCCCAGATAACTCTGACCCTTCCAAGGTGAGATTTGCCATTCTGCCTGCTAATTAACAATAGGCAAGTCTTTCTACGGTAGGAATTCTTTTTATCAACGCTCATCATGTCTTTTAAGATGAATTCCTGATAGGGCATTAACTTGTCCATCTTTAGACGATCAATCATGTCCAAGATTTCCTGAGAACGAGATTTGCCTGTGAGAAGTGGACTGTGAACCCTCGGTTTGGTTGCCCCTCGTAGCGTTTGTTTCTTCTTGGGTTTAGTTGTCATTGATTCGGGTTTGGTCGTGTCTTAAAAGGACTGTCTTGCATTGGTTCCGACTGCATCGGGGAGATACAGGATGAAAAGACAGGGGGGGTAGCCGTTTGTGCTAAAAAAACACCCTCATCCTTCGATGACTTACGCAAATTACAATCTCTGCACAACACTTGTAAGTTATCCATATCGTGAGTGCCACCGTTCTTACGACTAATGATGTGATCGACTTGCAAGTTCTCATCATTGCCACAGTATCTACAGATGCGACCATCTCTTGCGAATACTCGCTCCTTATGTGTTCTGTACTTTCTACTGTTTAACTTATCTAGTGCCATCCCTTACGCTTCCAATGATCTAAGGCTTTGCATGTATTGGGTTGCTTACCTTCATGAGTCATAGTGTATCCGTACCTATGGCCTATGTATCGTAAGCCCCAATCAATTTGCTCTAATGGGTTAGCATCTTTAAGCCATTCGCTCTTACCCTGTGGTATCCCATAGACCTGGTGTGTACCTTCTAAGTTACCTACTGCTTTCCAATTCCATGCACTTTCTTTTCCATATAGGAATGCTAAACATTTGTAATTCTTTACTGTTAATTGTCCTTTAGCATAAGCCTTTGATGTAAGTCTTTTATTAGGATCGTTTGTCGCACTAGCTGCTGATACAACGGAGAAGCATAAAGCTCCCCCTAA